GTCCAATCTCAATGGAGCTATGATGGCGACTCTTACGTTTTTGGTGACCGAGATTCTGATTGGTTTAAGCCTTTTCTTCATCGGCTTAATCCTTTTCCGGATCCTGATCATCATGAGCAAAGAGCATGCCATCATGTTCCCAAAGAGAAAGGACGAAGTTAGTTCACCAGGAGTAAAGAAGAGGAGTGAAAATGCCAGACCCCATTGACTTTCCGTTTGCTGACTGTTTCATTCAGCTTGTGGTCGTCTTTGTGGCTTGGCTAATAAGCTTCCTCTAACAGACCTGGGGGTTGCTCTCGCAACCTTTTTCGGCGCTTAGTGAGCGCTAACACTTACTGCTGAATCGGAGATTGGTGTGCCTGAATTCGACAAGACAATAAATTCGCTAGAACGTCCCTGGCTGATTAAGACCTACGAGTTCAGTGGTCCTTCGGGATCACCTATCGTAGACTTGGTTGACCAGAATACGGGCTATCCGAACCTGCCTTGTCGGACTTTTCGCACGACTACCAATCGCAATCCGGTTTTCACTGGTAAGATGTTCCGGCCTTCGTTTCGACTCCAGCTCTACGAGTGGTATAAGAGGAAACCTCCTCCCTTACGACTCGCGCGCGGTGATAAGACTCTTAGAAAGGAGCTAATCACCGACAAAATGGACTGGCGAAGAAGCAGACCGGTCCGGACAAAGCCTAAGCCCAAAAGAGTTCCAGTAGGTTGGAGTTTAATCAACCTACCCTCTGGCGAGTTTAGACTTCGAGCTAACGGTAAAGACCCCAGATCGGGAATCACGCGTTTCGAGTGGATCCCAGTGACTAAAGAGGTTCTACGACCTATTAATAGGAAGTGGTCTCGACATAGCACTGTTGTCCCTCTTGATGCGAAGGTTAACGATTTGAGATACTACCGTCAGGCCGGATGGGTTGATGGGTTATCCGAACTGGTGATCACGAAAGTGGTTGGCCAGCCGGTAATCAATCAATTCTACCCGAGTCCGGGTGACACAAACTTCACCGGTTCGTTCAGGCTTCTGGGGCATCATCGTTTCGTGCCCTGGACTGAGTATGGGTTTTCTACTGATGACCCGTTCTCGTCCTTAACTGGAATACCTGACGACCGGGCTGCAGATGATCCTACCGCCCTTCAGCTGCGTTGGCAACGTGAGATTGCGTCGCTTGAGCGTATTGCTCTCGCACGACATTACACGAAGCTGGCGCGGAAGAAGGTGGATCTTGCTGTGGCTCTAGGCGAGGGGCTGAAAACTATCAGTTCGATAGCATCAGCCGCTAAGCGCATCGGAGGTTCGGTCCTTTCTTTAAAGAAAGGGCACGTCTCTGCGGCCTTTAGACAACTGTTTCCGACTTCTCCAAAAGAAGTTGCAAACGACTACCTCGCTTGGAAGTATGGACTTAAACCGCTCATGAGCGACCTTCAAGGCGCTGCTGAGCACTTGGTGGAGTATGTTCTTCGTACTTCTCCTTTCAAGTCCAATGGACACGCCAAAGCGACGTTTGAGAAAGCCAACACTTTTGTAGTTGGTACCTCTACGTCGTTCGGTACGTCCGGCACTTATGAGGTCCGAAAGGCGTCTATTCGAGTGAAATACGGCTCGAGTTTCGCCTTCTCAGATCAACTTAAGCGCCAAGCGGCTTCTCTGGGATTCACTAACCCACTGAACGTGGCCTGGGAACTCTTGCCATTCAGTTTTGTCGCCGACTGGTTTATTCCTATCGGCGATTTTCTGAGCAACTTGAGCTCAATCCACGGACTTACCATTAAGGAGTCGTATCGCACTGTGTTCATCCGTGAGGATGTCACACGCTTTACTATCCTGAATGGTTTCAACGGTGTCATGCCAGGTGAGGGCCCGGTTTTTCCAACTCCGGGTTCTGATCGTGGCTCGAGTGGCCATGTATATTTTGTCGGCGTCTCTTCTGAGTATCATATGGAGAGTATTTACTGCGAGCGTAAAGTAATTCCGCTCCCAGATCTCCCTGTGCCCTCATTTAAGAATCCGATATCTCATGGTCATATCAAGTCAGCCATGGCACTATTCGTCCAACTTTTCGCAAAGTAGGAGAATTTCACCTTGTCAGCTTTCGTTGACGTATTCGGTTGCAACTGGGACGGCAGTCTTACAACTCCGACTGCCGCGACTGGTGCCGTAACCTACAAACCCTCCTCAATCGACCAAAACGGGGTAGCGACATGGGTCAAAGATGGCGCCGTTTACGACGCCAACAAGAAACTGTCGCTTTCTGTCAAAAGGCCGACCAAAGGAAGCCAAGTCATCCGTGTGACGAGCAAACTTGTTCACCCGGTGATGGACGCAGTGGATACCACTCTTAAAGTGGGTGATATCCTGCTCACGTTCGAGGCCGTGTTCCCGAAAAGGGCGACACAGGCAGAGCGTGAGCTCGCGATGGGTCACATTCTGTTTTTCATTTACCAGAATACGGCCAGTTACGATGCGTACGCCCTGTCGAACTCGGTTTACTGAGTTCTTGAGGGCGGCTGAGTAATCAGTCCATCTTGCGAGCTTTAGCTCGCCCGGGAGGAATCTGTGGCTTTAGATCACGGTACGACGGAAAAAACCGTCGAGTTGTTCTACGCTTCTCTCGATTGCCCTCGATCTTTAACATGCTGGCTATTGTTCAGTAACTCCGAACATCGCCAGCTGGTCGAGTTGGATGTAAATCCAGATCACTATAGTGATCCGCAAGACTTTCGAGACGCCTACCTTGCGACCAAGTTCTTATCAAAGGCGGACTTTCTATCGACTAATATCGATTTGAGAGCTACCGCTCTAGCTAAGTTCAAAGAAGCAGAGCAGGACTGCGGTGCGATCAACAAGCGTGGTTTCCACCATCTGACCGTAAATTGTCAGGTGGGCGCAAAATTGCATGTTGCAATTCAGCGTAAAATCGATTCCACGTTATGTCGGTTCGTACCGGAAGAATGGTTCAACTCTTCTGGCTGGGGACCTGGTGTTACACTCCTTATAAAGGGAGTTGATACTAGTCCGGTCAACAAGTTCCGTTTAGAAAACGGAACAACGCGTCCACTCGATGAAGTGATGGGTGCCTTTTACGCAAGCATCTATCCTTCCTGGAATCTCTCTAAACGAGTGATCCAGGAGGGGAATCACGTCATCACCGTGCCCAAGAATTCGAAAACGGATCGTACCATCGCTGTGGAGCCAGGATTGAACCTCTGGTTCCAAAAAGGCATTGGTCAAATGATCCGCAATCGTCTGAAATGGGTTGGCATAGATCTCGATTCACAGGAGAGGAATCAACAGCTCTCGAAAGAGGGCAGTGTGACGGGGAAACTCGCCACTGTTGATTTCTCCTCTGCGAGTGACACGATTTCTGAATCAGTCGTCAGGGAACTCATCCCCTCCGACTGGCTAAGAGTCATGGATCTCTCGAGATCGAAGTTTGGCGTTTTGGAAAAGCATCAATTCTGGTACGAAAAGTTCTCCAGTATGGGGAACGGGTTCACTTTCGAGCTGGAGTCGCTGATCTTCTATGCGATCGCTTTTGCAGTATGTGATTCACTGCATCTCGATTGTTCAAAGGTTAGCGTTTATGGGGATGATGTTATTATTCCCACAGATGCGTATCCCTTGTTCGTCAAGGCCTGTGCGTTCTATGGCTTCCGCGTTAACGCCCAGAAGAGTTTCTCTTCTGGTTATTTTCGCGAGAGCTGTGGTGCGCATTGGTACAACGGACTTGACTGCAAACCGTTCTACTTGAAAGAATTGATCGAAGGAGACGCTAGAACGTATCACGCCGCCAATAGCATTAGGCGACTGTCGCGTGTGAAGGAGGTTTTCCCTCACTGTGACGGTCGCTTTTACGCTACGTGGCGTTACCTCAGAAGGAAGGTAAGAAAACCTTGCTTGATATCTGAGGGTTACGGGGACGGTGGTTTCATCGTTAATTTCGATGAGGCTACTCCAGTCCGGGCACGGCATTGTATCGAAGGATATTTTGTCGTGTTCCTAGCTGACGTACCAGTTACTTATCACTCCGATGATCACGCGGTCTTGCTGGCAAGACTGTGGGGACGCAGTGTAGAGAGGGATCTTGGTAACAAGACACCTCTCAGACGCCGAGTCAAACAGAAATTGAAAAAGCTGTTTGTCCCACGGTGGGAGAACCTCGGGCCCTGGTTGAACTAGGGACGTTAATTCTCCCCTTAGCCTTGTGGCTTGGGCTGGATCACTTGAAAAAGTGATCTGGTGGAGAGATGCTTCAGAGACG